GCCCCCGATCGCGCATGATCTTTCGGCCGAGTGAGGTTACCCGCCCCGCGAGGGGCAGAGCGGAGGACACGAGATGCCGCAGACCCTTGCCGCGCAGATCGCGCGTGAACTGATCACGCAATTTGGGGCCACGAGCGTAGTGCGGCGCATCGCGGAGCAGGCCGGGCGGTTCCTGGAGCTCGCGGAGGCGGCCCGGGAGGAAGTCGCGCGCGACGGCGTGACCCTGCGGGTCAAGAGCGGGCGCTTCCGCCATCCGGCCGTCGAAATCGAGCGGACGATGCGGCTCGCGTACCTGCAGGCGCTGCGCCAGCTCGAGGCGCCGCGACGGAGCAAGGTCGGCAAACCGCCGATGGGCGAGGCGCTGTCGGACGCGACGGCCGAGCGGGCGAGCCGGTTCTTCACGCGGACGGCCTGATGCCGGCGCGCCCGGCCGCGTGGTGGGGTCGCGGGGCCCCGCCGCATGTCCGCTGGCCGGGCGTCACCATCCCGATTGACGACGGCGCGGGCAAGTATCGGTTCGACCGCCGCGCGGCCACCGATGCCGTGGACTTTGCGACGGAGTGTCTGGGGCATCAGTGGCTGCCGTGGGTGCGCGAGCTGATCGTGCGCCCGGTCTTCGGCTGGAAGCGCGTGGCCGACCGGCGGCGCCGGTTCCGGCGCGTGTTCCTGGGCGTCCCGAAGCAGAACGGCAAGTCCACGAGCTCCGTCGTGCTGGCCGCGCTGATCGCGTATCAGCACGCGCGGCCCGGGACGACGGTGGTCATCGTCGGCGCCGCCAAGAGTCAGGCGGAAAACACGCTCGAGCCGTTGAAGCGGATGATCCGCGACTCGCCGATCCTCCGGACCCGCACGGAGGTATACGCGCGGACCATCGTGATCCCGCAGCGCGACGTGCGGCTCGTCGTGCTGGCCGCGGATGCGTCGGGTTCGCACGGCTACCGCATCGCGAGCCTCGTCTACGAGGAACTGCACGCCGCCGGGTCGCGGGACCTGTTCGACGCGTTGTCGCGGTCGGTGGCGGCGCAACCCGAGCCGCTGATCCTGCTGCCGACGACGGCGGGCGACGATCCCGAGAGCCTCTGCGCGGAGGAGTGGAGTTACGCGGAGAAGGTGCGCGAGGGGATCGTGCCGGACGAGACGCTGCTCCCCGTGTTCTTCTCCGCGCGGGATGACGAGCCGTGGGATGCGCCGGCCACGTGGGAGCGGACGAATCCGAGTCTGGGCCTCACGGTGCAGCGCGATTACCTCGAGCGCGAGGTGCAGGCGGCGCAGGCCGAGCCGCGCAAGCGGGCGTCCTTCGCGCGGTATCACCTGAACCGCTGGGCCGCCGCAGTGGGGGCGTGGCTCCCGCTGCCGCAGTGGGAGGCGTGCGCGGGGGCGTTGCCGTCGGACGCCGAGCTCGCGATCCTGCCGTGCGTCGGGGGCCTCGATCTCTCGAGCAAGTTCGATCTCTCGGCGCTGACGCTCGTGTGGTGGCGGCCGTCGACGCGGCCCGCGGAGGCGATCACGCTGACGGGGGCGACGGAGCAGGCGCCGCACGCGACGGGGACGCGGGCGGCGACGCTCGACGTGGAGCTCTTCACGCGCACCTGGTTCTGGATTCCCGAGGCGACGGCGCGGCAGCACGAGCTCGAGGACCAGGCGCCGTATCGCCTGTGGGCCGAGCAGGGCTGGCTCACGCTGACGCCCGGGGACATCGTGGATTACGAGTTCATCCACCGGACGCTCACGGAGACGATCCTGCCCACGATGGCGCTCGCGAGCCTCGGCTACGATCCCTACAGCGGCACGATGCTCTCGACGGCGCTGCGGGCGGCCGGGGTGCCGATGGTCGAGGTGACGCAGTCGTTCAAGAATTTGTCCGAGCCGAGCCAGTATCTGGAGGCGCTGATCCGGAGTGGCCGCCTCACGCATCCGGGGTCGCCGGTGCTGCGGTGGAACGTGAGTAATTGCGGGGTGCGGACAGGCGCGTATGGCGACATCATCCCGACGAAGCTCGCCGCGCGGCGGCGGATCGATGGCGTCACGGCGCTCGTCATCGCGTTGAGCCGATGGATCCGGCACGCCGGCGTGCCGGCGGGGGAGGAGGTCTCGGCCTATGCGGATGGGCATGCACTCCTCACGGTCTGAGGGGAGCGCGGTGGAGTGGCTGAAGCCGCGCGAGCTCGCGGCGCGCGAGGGCGTGAGCCGGTCGACGCTGTGGCGATGGAAGGAGAAGGGCCTCGTGCGGGCGCGGCGGTTCGAGGCGCGCACGGGCGTACAGATGCGGCTGGTGGATCGTCGCGACGGCGACGGCGAGGGATGAGGTGCGCGGGCGCGCGTGGGTCGCGGCGCTCGGCCTCGGGGCGGCCGGGTGTCTCAGCTGGCCGCGCCTGCCCGACGACGTGCAGATCGATCTCGAGGCGGACCGCACGGTCTGCCTCACCGCGAGCGCGACCCTCCGCAAGTCGGTGAAGACCGGCGAGGACCCGCCCGAGGCCGCGGCCGCCCCGCCGGCCGCGGCCGCCCCGCCGGCCGAGCGCGAGACCGACGCCATCCTGCGCGGGCGCGCCATCGGGGAAGCGCTCAAGCGCTACTGCGTGCGCGGGACGGCGGGGGAGCGGCGCGCCTTCTGGGCCGCGCTCGAGGCGGCCGCGGCGCCGCACGGGGTGACCGTGTCGTGCCATCCGAAAGCCTGGTGAACCTGCCGATCCGTCCCCCTGACTGGCCGCGCTGCCCGACGTGTGGGGATTACGCGCGGGTCGGGTGGATCACGTGCGGGCTGCCGGGCTGCCAGGAGCGCCGCTGGTCGGCGCGAGCGACGCTGCTCCTGTGTCCGCGCTGCGCGCATGCCGTGCTCGACCCCGTGGCGGCGATCGAGGGCTGGTGCCCGCGCTGTCGGGCGTGGACGGGCCCCCGGCTGGCCCCCCGCAGGGGCCGTTCCAACAAGTCCCAATAAGTCCCATCGCGTCCCATCCCGTCCCATCTGTAGGGAACCCTCTTGTGCGGGGCGGTCGCCGCCCGTTACACACTGGCGATGCCTCCCGCGTTCACCGTGCCGCTGAGCTGGCCGCGCCGCTGGTGGGAGGCGCTGCGCGAGGTGCTGCGTCCCCTCGCGCCGCCGCCCGGCCTCCTCCCGCCGCCGCCGCCGCTGTCGGGCGGCCTCTGGTGGCCCGGGAGCGGCCCGAGCGGCAGCTATGCGGTGCTCTACCGGGCGCAGCCGCATGTGCGGACGGTGGTCGACTTCCTCGCCCAGCAGCTGGGGCAGCTCGGCATCCAGGTCTTCCGGCGGCTGTCCGACACGGACCGCGTGCGGGTGCACAACCACCCGCTCGCGCGCCTGCTGCGCACGCCGAATCCCGGCACGACGCGCGCCGTGTGGGTGAGCGCCCTCGTGCACGATCTGGGCGTCTTCGGCAATGCCTACGCGGTCAAGGTGCGCCGGCCGAACCGGCTCGAGCTCTACCGCGTGACCCCGGCCACCGTGCAGCCGCTGGGCGACCTCGTGCCGCGCGCCTTCGTGTGGACGCTGCCCGACGGCACGACGTTCCCGTTGCCCGCCTCCGAGGTGTTCCATCTGCGGCTCTACAACCCCGACGACCCGGTCGTCGGGCTCTCGCCGCTCGAGACCCTGCGCAAGGTCCTCGCCGAGGAGGCGGCGGCGAACGACTTCCGCACGTGGTTCTGGGCGAACGGCGCGAAGCTCGGCGGCTGGATCGGCCGCCCGAAAGATGCGCCGAAGTGGACCGCCGAGCAGCGCGAGGATTTCCGCCAGCAGTGGGCGAACTTCGTCGGGCCGCGGAACGCCGGCAAGACGGCCGTCCTCGAGGACGGCATGGAGTTCACCCCGATCACGGCATCGGCGCGCGATTCGGAACTCGTCGACGCCCGCAAGCTGACGCGCGAGGAAGTCGCCGCCGCCTATCACGTGCCGCCCGCGATGGTCGGCATCGTCGAGGCGCAGGGCTACGGCTCGCTGCGCGAGCAGCACAAGGCGCTCTACCAGGACACCCTCGGGCCGCTGGTGGCGCTGCTCGAGGGCGAGCTCGAGCGGCAGCTCCTGCCCGAGTTCAGCGATAGCGACGAGGGCGAGGTCTACGTGCAGTTCAACATCAGCGAAAAGCTGCAGGGCTCGTTCGAGGAGGAGCAGCAGGCGCTGAGCGCCGCGACGGGGTCGCCCTACATGAGCCGCAACGAAGCGCGGGCGCGGTTGAACCTGCCGCGCATCAACGACGCCGCGTTCGACGTGCCGGTGACGCGGCTCGATCTGGCCGAGGGCCAAGCGGCGGCGCTGCGGCCCGTGGAGCCCGCCGTGCCGGCGGCGAGCCTCCCGACGCGCGGCGGGAGCGAGCCGCCCGCGCTGGACCCGTCGGCGGATCGCATCATCCGCGCGCTGCGGGCGCTGCCGCGCGAGCTCGCCGAGACGCTGCCGGCCGCCGCCCCCGGGCGGTCCGGGCGCCGGGCGCCGCGCCGCATCCTGCGCGACGACCGCGGCCGGGTGCGGGCCTCCGAGGAGCTGGGCCCGGACGGCACGGTGATCCGGCGGGAGGTGTTCGTGCGCAACGCGCAGGGGCATGTGATCGAGATCGCCGAGACCGCGCGGTGACGACGACCGCGCCCGGACGCGACCGGCTGAGTTCCCGCGCGTGGCGCTCGCGTACGCGGCGCGCAGTGGGCGTCACGCCCGAGGAGACACGGATGCCGAAACCCGGGAAGGCCGACATGACCGTGAGCGTGGACATCAAGAACGCGGACGGCAGCAACTTCTGGGACTATCGCATGCGCTACTACGACCTCCCCCCGCAGTACGTGGTCGAGGTCGGGTCCGCGTGCCAGCAGTTCGCCACGTACATCGAGAACCTCCAGGGGACTGTCGGCTCCGAAGAGGGTCCCGGCTACATCGTCTCGTTCGACTACGACCTCGCCGGTCTCGCCATCCCCACCCCCTTCGAGAAGGCCGGGAAGGGGAAGGTGCGGGCGGATCGGCTGTCGTTCTCGCAGATGACGAAGGTGCAGGAGGACGGAATCACCATGCAGAACCGTCTCCTGAACGGCGCCCGGCTCGAGATCGCGTCGGGGCAACGTAGCTAGCCATGCCCGCCGTCCTGCCCGACGAGGGCGAGGTACAGATGCTCGCGATCGCGCTCGGCATCGAGGCGCCCGAGACGCTCTCGCTGCGGCTGTTCGTCAACGACACGACGCCGGGCCTCGCGGACGTGACGGCCGATTACGTCGAGATGAGCGGCCACGGCTACGCGGCGAAGGCGCTCGCGGCCGGGGTCTGGACGCTCACGGCGGCCGATGCGGGGACGAACACCCCGGCGAAGGCGTCGGCGCCGGCCCAGCACTTCGTCTTCACCGCGGCCGGGGCGCCGGCCGATGTCTACGGCGCGTTCCTCGTCGGGCTGGACAGCGGGTCCCTGTGGGGCGCGCAACGGTTTCCGGATGCGCCGTATCACATCGAAAACGAGGGCGACGCGATCGAGGTCACGCCCACGGTACGGCTGCGGAGCGGGTATCCCTGATGCCGCTGCCGCCCCGCCTGAATCCGCGGGCGTGGTGGGCGCCCGCGACGACGAGCGTGAGCCTCACGGCCGGCGAGCCGACGGCCGTCCCGGCGAATACGTATGTCGCGGATGTCGATGTCACGCTGACGCCGCACGTGGCGCCGGCGCTCGGGCTGAGTGCGCTGGTGCCGCCGACCTTGCCCACCGGCAGCGCGAACGCGCTGATTCGCGTGCAGGGCAGCGGGTTCACGCCGGCGAGCCGGATTTACTGGAGTAGCAAGCAAGGGGCGCTCGGCGGCGAGCCCGCCAGCGGCACGAGCTACGTGTCCGCGACGGAGCTGACGATGCGGACGGCGGCGGGCGGGCTCACGACGGTGGGCCCGCGCTACGTCACCGTCGTGGACGGCGGCGCCCGCAGCAACACGCTCACCTTCCTCGTGACGGAGGAACCGCTCCCGCCGCAGGAGGAGACGACCTATAACGGCGGGTATCCCTACGTCGAGACGCTGTATGCGCGGCTCGCCGCGCTGGCCGAGGCGTATCCCGAGCTGCGGGCGCTGACCTACGGGATGAGCCACGCCAAGGCCGTGGGCGGCGTCACCATCCCGAACGGCGACCGCTGCCTCGGCTACGACCTCGTCCAGTACCAGCTCGGCGACCCGACGCACCCGACCCTCTACTGCCGGTGGGGCGATCACGCCGACGAGATCGATCAGTCGCCGCTCGGCTACGAGTGGCTCGTCTGGCTCCTCACGACGGGCGAGGGCCGCCGCGTCTGGGAGACGCGCCACATCGTCAACGTCATCGTCCCGAATCCCGACGGCCTGTGGCTCGTGCAGAACGGCCCGCGTCACGGGCTCGCGCCGTACTTCTGCCGCAAGAACCTGGATTTCTCCGCGATGCCGGTCGGCGCCACGTGGGACCTCGGCGGGGTACTGGGCGAGGGCGAGGACCGCGACTGGTCGATGAGCGGGCTGCGCCCGAACCGCGAACGCTACCCCGGCGTGAATCTCAATCGCGTGTGGGGGAAGTACTGGGGCGAGCCGTCCACCTATGCCTCGAGCGACTGGTCGTCGCGCAACTTCTGGGGCACGGGCCCGATGGCCGCCATCGAGGTGGACGCGAGCGCGGCGGCGATCCGGGAGATCGCGGAGCAGGCGCCGCAGGGCCTCGCGCTGAACTTCCACGGGAGTCCCGTCGGGCGCGCCGTCGGCTATCCGTGGGGCGGGACGCTGAATCCGCACCCGCGCGAGCCGTATTACGCCGCGCTCGCGGGCCGGCTCGCCGCGCTCGTGGACTGCGACAGCGCGCAGATCAGCAAGGCGGAGATCAGCACCGTGCCCGCGCCGCGGCCCGGCTGCGTGGACGATTGGATCACCTGGGAAACGCGCTTCAGCGCGCTCCTCGTCGAGGTCAACGGCGACACGATCCAGCCGCCCTATGCGCGCGTGGCCGAGAACCTCGACCGCTACCGGCCGCTCCTCGTCGAGGCGGCCCGCCTGGCGGGAGCCTGAGCCGTGGCCGGCATCCTGTTCAACGGCACCACGAGTAAGATCGAATGGACCAGCGGCACCGGCCTCGACGTGCCGCAGTTCACCTTCCTCTGCTGGGCGCGGCCGAGCGGCTTCGGGGAGAACGGGCGCGGGCGCCTCTTCGGGGCGAGCGAGGCGGGCGGCGCGACGGAAGGGTTTGCGATTTTCAATCGCAACGCCGTCGCGGCCCTGAGCTTCCTGCAGGTGTTCACGCCCGGCCCGGTGCTGGCGCAGTGGGCCTGTGACTGGACCGTGGGCACGGGCGTCTGGCACCCCATCTCGATCACCTACGACCGGACGGCCACGGGCAACGACCCCGTCATGCGGGTCGATTTCGCCACCGGGGCCAACTTCGTGCAGGTCCAGGTGCCCTCGGGCACCGCCGTCAGCCCCACCAGCGGCTACTGCATCGGCAACACCACGGCCCAGGACAGGACGTTCGACGGGGCGCTCATGCACATGCAGTTTCACCCCACGATCCTGAGCACCGCGAACCAGGACAAGGCCCTCAAGTATCCGGGCACGGTGCGCACGGTCAACGCCCTGTGGTGGCCGCTCCTCACGAGCAGTTACACCCGGCACTTCTCCTGGAACGGCACATCGTGGGGCGCGATGGCCTCCATCGTCGCCACGGCGACCGCCACCCATACGACCGATAGCCCGGCCTGCCAGTCGATCAGTGTCCTGGGGCACGCGGTATGAGCGTCACGAATGCCACGTACCTCGGGGACTTCACCCTGGGGGCCACCTTTGACTTCAAGTTCAACACGACGGACCTGACGGACACGACCGTCAACCTGACGGGGGGCACCGTCGCGTGCTACCCCGACAACTCGACCACGGAGATCACGGCGGGCGTCACGCTCACCGTGACCTTCGATGGCCGCACGGGCCTGCACAACGTCCGCATCGTCGCGACGAGCGGCAACGGCTACGCCGCCGCCACGAACTACGCCGTGGTGCTGACCGCCGGCACCGTGGACACCATCTCGGTCGTGGGGCGCATCGTCGCGCACTTCTCCATCCAGAACCGCTCCAGCGGGGCCGGCGGGTCCGACCCGTGGTCGACGGCGCTCCCCGGCGCGTATGGCGCCGGCACGGCGGGCAACATCGTCGGCACGAATCTGAACGCCACCGTGTCGTCGCGGGCGAGCCAGACCAGCGTGGACGCCAAGGCCAGCCAGACGAGCGTCGATGCGGTGCAGGCGGATACGGACAACCTCCAGACGCGCCTGCCGGCGGCGCTCGTGGGCGGCAAGATGGACGCGACCGTTGCCGGTGTCGCCACGAGCGCGGCGCAGACCACCGCGCAGACCGACCTGACGGCCATCAAGGCGAAGACGGACACCCTGCCCACCGATCCGGCCGATGCGTCCGTCATCGCGGCGTCGTTCGCGACGCTGACGACGGCCATCGGCAACCTGAACGACCTGTCGGCGGCCGAGGTCTGGGACGCCGTCATCGAGGGCGCGGTCACGGCGCGGCAGAGCTTGCGCCTCGCCAACAGCGCGAATGGCGCGAAGACGGCCGGCCCGACGCCCGGCACGGCCGGCACCGTGACGATCCGCGATCTGGCCGATGGCAAAGCGCGCGTGACCGCCCCCGTCGATAGCAACGGCTACCGGACGGCCGTGACGCTGGATCTGACCTAATCATGTGGGCGTCCTCCTACTGGTCCGCCGGGTATTGGACGCGCGCGTATTGGGGCGCGGCGCCCGGGGCGGCCGGCCCCGCCGCCGCGACGCTCGCGGTCGCCGCCGTCGTCACGCTCGATCTGGCGGCGCGCTTCCTGCCGGTGGCCGGCAGCGGCCAGTTCACGGGCGGCGGCGTCTGGGTGTTCCCGAACCGCTGGCGCACCGCGTTCGATCTCGCGGTCGTCGTCACCGTCGGGCTGCCGGGGACGGCGACGCGCGCCGCGCCCCGGCCCGTCCGGTATCGCGCCCCGCTCGTGGTCGAGCTCGCCCCGACCCTGCGCGTGTCGGCGCACCACCTGGACTACGTCCGCGACGTGCTGATCCCGGAGGACGACGACCTGCTGCTGCTGCTCACGGGACGGGAGGGATGACGAGATGACCCATAGCGAGCTCGGCGAGGTGATCGCAGAGGGCCAGCGCGTGCGGGGGCAGGCCCGGCGCCCGGAGCGCACGACGGCGCCCCGGTGGCGCCTGCGCGCGGAGGCGTCCGCCGCGGGCGCGCCCGCGGACCTGTACCTGTACGACGTGATCGGGTGGCCCGGCATCGAGGCCGGCGCGGTGGTGGCCGAGCTCCGGAGCCTCGGCGCCCGGCCGCTCCGCGTGCATCTCAACTCGTCGGGCGGCGATGTCTTCGACGGGTTGGCGATTTACAACACCTTCCAGCACCACCCCGCGCCCGTGGCCGTCCACGTCGAGGGCCTCGCCGCCTCCATCGCGAGCGTCATCGCGATGGGCGGCGCGTCGCTCTCCATGGCCGCCGCGTCGCTCCTGATGATCCACGAGCCGCACGCGCTCGTGATGGGGCCGGCCGGCGACATGCGCCACATGGCCGAGCTCCTCGACAAGACCGCCGGCCTGATGGCCGACGTGTACGCGCGGCGCGGCGCCGACCGCACGCAGATCCGGCATTGGATGTACGACGAGACGTGGTTCTCCGCATCGGACGCGCGCGAGGCCCGGCTCATCGACACGATCGACGCGGGCGCGCTGCCCGACGAGGCGGCGGCGGCCTGGGCCGCCTTCGACCTCTCGGGCTTCCGCCGGCCGCCGGCGGCCCCGGCGCCGCCACCCCCCCGACCGTCACCCCGCGCACGGGAGTACGCGCGGATTGCTGCCCACGGATTCGAGCTCCTGGCGGGTGCTGGGGCACCCGCGCAGAAGGAGTGAAAAGAGGACGGCCATGAACATTCGCACGGTACAGGACGAGATGCGCGAGGCCAACGAGCGGGTCCAAGCGCTGGTGGCGCTCGCGGAGCGCGAGGACCGCGACTTCACGCCCGAGGAGAGCGCCGAGAAAGACGCGCTGTTCGGCCGGATGCAGGCGCTCGATCAGAAGCGCCGCCGGGGCGAGGGCTTCGCCGAGCTGCTCGCGTCCGTGAAGGGGTTCCAGCCGCCGCCGCCGGCCGCGCCGCCCGCCGGCACGAACGGCCACGGGCACCACGGCTCGGCGGCGCCGCCGTCGAAGTCGCTCGGCGCGCAGTTCGTCGAGACGGACATCTACGCCTCGCTGCGCCGGATGCCGCGCTCGGGCCAGTGGGCCACGCCCACCGTCGAGCTCGAGGCGAGCGTCACCGTCAACCCGCCCGGCACGCTGATTCCGGGCGGCACCGCCATCCAGCCGTTCCTGCCGTACCCGACCGACTGGGGCGTGGCCGACCTGTTCGCGCAGGGCACGATGGACGGCGGGATGATCCAGTACCTGCAGGAGACGCTCTGGACGAACAACGCCGATGTCGTCGCCCCGGGCGCGGCCAAGCCCGAATCGCACAAGACCTTCGAACTCAAGCAGCAGGGGCTCGTGAAGATCGCCCACTGGATTCCCGTCGTCGACGAGTTCCTCGAGGACGTGGCCGGGCTGCGGTCGTTTATCGACGCGCAGATGCTGAACGGCGTCGTGGAGAAGCTCCAGGACCAGCTCATCAACGGCAGCGGCGCGGGCGGCCAGATGATGGGCCTGATCGCGCTGCCGGGCAAGACGCCGACGCTGCCCATGGGCACGGGCACCGGCGCGGCGGCGGCCGCCATCGCGACGCAGGCCGCCCAGATCTACCAGACCTCCCGGCTGCGGCCCGACGCCGTCGTCATGTCGCCCTCGACGTGGGTGGGCGTGATGACGGAGACCTCGACGGCCGGCGGCTATCTCGCGGGCCCGGCCGCCTGGGCGTCGGGCGTCGAGCCACGCATCTGGGGCCTCCGCGTGCAGACGACGCCCGAGGTCGTGGACGGCACCGCCATCGTCGGCGCGTATGCCATGGGCGGGCAGCTGTTCCGCAAGGGGGGCGTCTCCGTCCAGGCCACCAACAGCCACGACGACTTCTTCGTAAAGAACATGACGGCGATTCGCGCGGAGGTGCGCGCGGCGCTCGTGGTCTACCGGCCGCAGGCGTTCGGGCTCGTCACCGGGTTGCCGGTGCTGCCCGCCGCGCCGTAAAGGCGCGGCCATGGGCGGCAGCGAGTCCTGCGCGCTGCTCGTCGGGCTCGCTGTCGCCCTCGCGGGCGTCGGCGGCTATCTCGTGCGCCGGCTCACGGACGCGCACGACCACGGGCCGCACGATCCCCCGCCCGCGCCCCCGTCCACTTCACACCCACCCTCGTAAGGAGGGAGGAGGAGCCTATGGCGAGCATTCCGGTGATGATCAACGGCGTGATCTGGGACCACGCGATGAAAGCGGGGCGCGCGGCCACGTTTCTGGGCGAGATGAGCTACACCGACCTGTCGGTGGGCGGCGGGCCGATCTTCCCGCCCCCGGGTGGTGGCCCCCCGGGCGCACCGATTCACCCGATCTGGGGGCCGCCGGGCATCGACTTCCCCGACCGGCCAGGCTACCCGCCGGTGGCGGGGCATCCGCTGCCGCCGATCCCGCCCGATCCGCCCAGCAACCCCGGCGAGCCGAAGCCGCCCCCGCCGGGCGGTGGGTGGGGCTGGCATCCGGAGTACGGATGGGGATATTTCCCGATGGGCGGCGGCAAGCCGCAGCCGCCGGGAGCGGCCGGAGCGGCCAAGAAGTAACCGTCGATGACGATCGCGCTGGACGCGCTTCTTGCGGCGAACGCCCTCGTGAGCCTCGAGGAGGTCAAGGCGCATCTGGGCGTGGCGCGCCCCACCACGCCGTCGGACCTCGCCGAGGAGGACCAGCGGCTGGTGGACGCGATCAACTGGGTGTCGCAGTTCGTCGAGAGCTACGCGCGCCCGATGGCGCGCAAGACCGAGACGGTCCGGCTGTCGCTGCCGCGCGGGCCGCATCTCCTGCGCCTGCTCCGGGTGCCGATCGACGTGTCGGCGCCGGTGGCCTGTACGCTCGCCGATGCCGTGCAGACGGTGTGGACGCAGGAGAGCGACGGCCCGCGCGGAACCTTCGATGTCCTCGTGCACGCCTCCGTCCCCGGCTCCCCCTGGTGCCCGGATGCCCTCTGGCGCCCGGGGGGCTGGGACGGCGGCGGGGGCACGTGGGGCGGCAGCGGGGCCTGGCTGCGCTGTGCCTGCGGGTGTGGCGGGGGGGGATACGGGGGCCACGCCAGCGGCGATCCCCAGCCCATCCTCGTCACGTACACGGGGGGATTTGACTGCGTCCCGGAGGACGGACCGAACCAGCTGCCGGGCGACGTGCGCGTGGCCGTCCTCGAGACGGTCAAGGCGTGGCACCGGAACCAGCAGCAGGGCACGGCCGAGATCGTGTCCATCGCGCAGCCCGGCGGCGGGCCCACCTTTGAAATCCCGCGCTGGGTGCCCTACGGGGCGCTCCAGACCTTCAGCGGCAAGCGCCCGCAGTTCGTGTGACCGCCCCATGGCCGACGACGCCCCCATCCAGATTCTCGTGACGCCGGACCCGGCGCTCATGCGGCCCGCGCCGCTCGACCCGTACCTCAAGACGGCCATGGAGGCCGCCGTGGCGCGGGTGCGCGCCGCCGGGGAGGCCAACGTGTCGGGCGGCATCGTGACGCCCACGGGCCGCCCCCGGAAGAAGAACGCGCCCGGCTACGGGCCGCTGGCCGGCTCGCTGGCCACCGTCGTCGTCGCGTCGCCCGGGAAGGGCACGGTCGGCTACGTGCGGACGGAGACCTACTACGGGCGGTTCCTCGAGTTCGGCACCGCCCGGCACCGGATCGCGGTGCGCCGTCGGGCGCGAGGCCCGCGCGCCCTCGCGCTGGGGCCGCCGGGCGGCCCGCGCGTCTTCCGCCACGTCGTCGACCATCCGGGCCTCCGACCGCGCTTCTGGATGCGGCGCGCCGCCGTGGACAGCGAGCCCGCCATCCTCCAGCGCTTCGAGCAGGAGACGCGCCGCTGGGCCGGGGCCGTGTTCGGCGGCGGGACCCCGGCCTGATGGCCGAGGCGCCGCGGGAGCAGGCGCTCGCCGAGGTGGTGACGCTGCTGCGCACCATGACGGGCCCCCGGTTCTGGGCCGAGCCCACGATGACGCCGGCCGAGCAGACCTACCCGAACCCGATCACGGTGGAGCGGCGCTTCGTGGTGCCGGCGCAGCGCGCGGAGTTCCCGCGTCTCTGCGTGATCGACGCCTCCGGGTCGCGCCGCGAGTTCGGGTCCACCGGCGGCGTCGGGCGCTACGTCGATCACTTCGGGATCATGGTGTACGGCTACGTGATCGGCAGCGACGGCGCGACGCGCTCGCTCTGGCTCGAGCGCCTGCGCTATGACGTGTTTCTCACCCTCGCGCGGGCGCCGATGCCGCGCGGCTCTATCCGCAATTTCGACTTTTCCCGGCCCGAGGAGACGGACCAGGGGGCCGACGAGCCCGTGGGCGTCTTCGCGATGGCCATCGAGGCGGTGCTGGACGACGAGGTGCTGGCGGCCTGAGCGCCGCGACGGAGGAGGAGCGTTTCCATGGCGCAGATCATCACGCCGCGCAAGGCCAAGCAGCAGATCGTCATGAAGGTCGAGGCGACCTATGGCGTCGATGCCATCGCCGATACCTACGTCCTGACCGACGTGATCCAGGCGGTGTCGGACTCGATCCGCTTCTCGCCGCAGATCGAGGAGATTCCGAACCTCGCGACGGCGGGCGCGCTGGGACGCCTCCGCTCGGCCATCGGGACGCGGACGGGCACGGTGACCTTCGACATGTTCATTCGCGGCAAGGCCGGCGGCACCGCATGGACGGGCAGCGAGCGGCCCGAGGCCGATCTCCCGCTGCGCGCCTGCGGCCTCGGCGTGACCCTGGTGGCCGGCACCCTCGCGTACGTCCCGACCGACGTGCACGAGTCCGTCACGATCTACGTCGTGCAGGAGATTCCCGGCGGCAACGCCGTCTCCGCGCAGCTCGTCGGGTGCTGCGGCTCGTGGCGCGCGACCGGGCGCGCCGGCGGGCCCATGCGCTATGCCTTCACGTTCCAGGGCACGCTTGAGGAGGAAAAGGACATCGCCTACGTGCAGCCGGCGATCAAGCCCGATCCCGCGCTGCCGACGCTCCGGTCCGCGAACTTCCACCTGGGCGAGTACGGGCCCTGCGTGGACACGCTGTCCTTCGACATGGGCAACGCCATGAGCCGCGTTCCCTGCGCCAACCACACCAGCGGCTCCTCGGGATTCATGATCTCCGACCGCGAGCCCATGGTGGAGGCCGACCCGCAGATGGACCGCGAGGACGACTCGGGCATCTGGGACTCGATGGAGGACGCCGATCCGCTGCAAGAGGTCGGCTGGGTGCTCGGGCAGACGGTGGGCAACATGGTCGAGTTTCACGTGGCGGCGGACGACTCGCCCGGCGGGCAGATCATCGGCGCCGACTGGACGGATCGCGACGGCGTGGCCACGCGCGGATTGCGCATTCGCGCCACGCTGCGCGACGCGCCGAACACGGATTTCAAGCTCGTCTACAAGTAGGAGGCGGCCGGCATGGTCGATGCGAACGCGGCGCGCGACCGCAAGCTCTTCGCGCCGACCCCGGAGCTCATCACCGTCGTCATCGACGGCCAGCCGGTCGAGACGGCGCTCTTCAGCTTCATGGATCTTCCCGCGAAGGAGGCGGAAGCCGTCTACCATCTCGAGGGCGACGTGCCGCCGGCCGCCGACTTCGGGGCGTTCCTCGCCAACCGGCGCGAGGTGGTGCGGCGGCTCTGCCCGCAGCTCGCGCCAGAGCATGTCGAGGCGCTCGTGCCGCGGCAGCTCCTCGAGGTAATCGCCGCGTCCTACCCTCCTCGACCGGCCGAAGGCGCAGCGGGCGCGGCGAGCCCTTCACCTTCGGCGCCCTCTACCACGCCCTCGCCGAGCGGTTCGGCTGGCGCCCCGTAGACGTGGAGGCCATGACCCTGCGGCAACTCCTCTTCCTGCTGGGCCCGCGTCCGCGCGTCCGCGCGCCCGTGGAGCGGGAGATCGACGGCGTCCCCGTCGAGGCCGATCTGCCGTAAATGGCCACGACCGCCGCGATCGAAGTCGTCATCCGCGCCCGCGACGAGGCGACCGCGGCCGTCACGTCGGCGATGCAGAAGATCACGGCCGAGGCCGAGCGCGCCGCGACCACCGTGGCGAATGTCGGGCGCGGCGGGGGGCGCGGCGCCGGCGGCGGGGGCAGCGCGCTCGGCATGATGAACGACCTCGTGCGCGGGATGAAACGCGGGCAGGATGCCGGCGACCTCTTCCTCGACACGCTCAACTCGCTCGCGGACGCCGTGCCCCGCCAGTATGGCGCCGCCCTCAAGGTGGGCACGGGGCTCGTCACGGCCTACGCGAACGCCGCCGACAGCGCCGCCGAGCAGCAGCGCGAGCTCAGCGAGGCCTTCAACAGCTTCGATCCCGCCCCGTTCCTCGGGCGGCTCGCCGAGGCCAACAAGGCGATGGACACGCTCGCTCAGCGCGGCCAGAGCCGCCTTGGCACCCTGCGCCAGATGGCCACGGAGGCGATCTCCGGACATCCGGAGGAGCGCCAGCGGCAGGCCGCCGCGCCCGTCATCCTCCGCGAGCAGATCCAGGCCGGCGCCAGCCTGCGGGACGTGCTCAGCCAGCGCGAGGACGCCCGCATGGCGGCGGCGCTCGATCGGGCCCGCGAGCTGCGGCGTCTGGGCGACGCCTCCGGGGCCGCGCAGGCGCAGGCCGAAGCGGAGGCCTCCGCGGCGCGGCGGCTCCAGTACGCCGAGCAGCAGTTGAATTTCGAGCGCCGCATCGCCGAGCAGCAGGCCAACGCCGCGCGCCTGCCGTTCCTGCGCGGCCGGGAGTTCGAGGAGCGCGCCGGGATGCTCCGCGAGCAGGCCGAGCAGGGGCGCGAGCAGCGGGCGCAGGCCGCCGCCCAGCAACAGCGCGAGATGGAAGAGGCCATCGCGCAGCGGCGGCTCAAATCGGAGCTCCGCACCATCGAGGCCGAGCAGCAGCTGGGCGTGGCCGCGGCGCAGGCGCAGGCCCGCCGCCAGGCCGCCGAGGCCGAGCGCCTCGGAACCGTCGAGCGGGCCACCGAGGCGCAACTCCAGGGCATCCTGCGCGTGCGGGACGCGGAGCTGCGCGCCATCAGCGAGACCGCCAATGCGCGGGCCCGCGCCGCCCGCGGCCCGACCCGCGAAGAAGACGTGCTCGCGATCCGCAAGCAGGAGGCGCTCGAGACGACGCGCCTGAACCTCTCCACCGCGGAGCAGGTCCAGCAGGTCACCGAGCGGGCGCTCCAGCAGCGCCAGCAGCGGGAAGAGCAGTTCCGGGCGATTCAGCGGAGTCTCGGCCAGATCACGGCCGAACAGGAACTCGCCTACCAGCAGCAGATCATGGCCGGCGCGGAGAAGATGAGCCAGGCGTGGTTGACCGCCTATCAGGCCATCGCGGATCTACAGCGCCAGATGCAGGCCGACGCCAATGCTGCCCTCGACGCCTTCCTGGCGCGGCTGAAGGATCTGCCCAAGGATCTGCCGGGTGGGGGCGGCCAACGGGCCCCGTTCTCCATCGGCGACGCGCGCGGCGGCATCCGTCCGTCCGACATCCTGCTCGGCCAGTTCGACGTGGACGAGCAACTCCGGAAGGCCAAGACCGCCCGCGACGTGTTCGCGGCGGGCGGCAGCGTCACGCCCCAGGAGCTGGAGGCCATCCGGAACATTCCGCAACTGGAGCGGCAGGCCGCGCAATCGCCCGAAGCGCAACTCCGCGCGCTCCTCGGGGAGCGCCCCGCCGGACCGGCCACGGGCGGCGCCGGGATGGGACCGATCCAGATGGTCCGCAACGCGGCCGGCGAACTCACGATCGCGGACGATTTCTCGAAGGCCACCGACTCCGCGACGAAGCTCACCACGGCCGTGCAGGGACTCGCCGCCGCGCTGAAAGAGCTGCAGGTGGGAACGGACCTCGTCAGCAAGATTTCCGAGGGCCTCGCCGACGCCTTGACCTTCATGGGCGCACGCCACCCCTGATGGCGAACCCGCGCGGCTCTGTCTCGCTCGGCAGCGGCCCGCTCACGCTCGTCGTGGACGTCTCGAGCTATCAGCCCTTCGGCGAGCTCGCGCTCGGCGTCCGCGTCTTCGACGGCATCGAGGCGACGACGATCCAGGACTTCGGGTTCCGCGCCGACCGCCAGCAGGGGACGCTCTCATCCGGTGGGCGCGAGTCGCCCGGCCTCGTCGCGGCGGAGACGCTCGCGGCGCTGCTGGCCCTCGTGACTGCGTGGGGCGTCGGCCAGGCCTTCGCGGATAGCCTCGGCAACGTCGGCACCATCAAGCCGATCCGGTTCAGCCATCAATTTGAGTACGCGGTGCCTGGCCCGCAGGTATCGCTGCACAGCTACACGCTCGCGTGGCGGTGGCTGACGCTGACGCAGCTGTTTGGCGCGCCCTATACCGGGCGCTGAAGGAGGACGGAGACCATTAGTAGCTGGACACGAAGGAATGAACGCGTGAGATACCGCTCCCTCCGTTGCCCGGGGCATCCATTGGCACGGACGTCTGGCTATGTCTGCGAACACCGCCGCGTCCTCTACGACGCCATCGGCGCGGGGCCGCATGCGTGTCATTGGTGCGGGCGAATGTTGAACTGGCGGGTCGGTCCCGTGATGGCGGGAGACATCTCAGTGGATCATCTCGATAATGACCCGTGCAACAGCGCCCTCGCGAATCTCGTCCCGTCGTGTCTCCGGTGCAACGTGCGGCGTGGGCATCCGCGCCTGATCCAGCAGGGCGAGCTTGTCATCCGGAGCAGCACGACGCACGCAAGAGTCACGCGAGCGGAATCTCGCGTCTGCGAGGTCTGCAGCATCACGTTTCTGCACATGACCGCCAAGCGCGACCCCCAGAAAGGCCGCTGCTGCTCGAACCATTGCAAGATGGTCAAGCGCTGGCGAGAAGGGACGGTGAAGCATCATGTCTTCCGCTAGTGACTACCTCGAGGCGCAACTGCGGACCCACATCTTCCGAACCGGCAGCTTCGCGAAGCCCGCCGCGCTCTACGTCTCGCTCCACACGGCGAACCCCACGGACGCGGCGACGGGCGCGGAGGTGAGCGGCGGCAGCTATGCGCGGCAATCCGTCGCGCCCGGCGATGCGAACTGGTCGGCGGCCAGCTCGACGGACGGCAAGACCACGAACGTCAGCGCGATCACCTATCCGGCGCCGACCGCCAACTGGGGCGTGGTCACGCATTTCGGCATCTGGGACGCGGCGTCGAGCGGCAACCTGCTGGTGTATGGCGCGCTGACCACGTCGCGCACGATCAACAGCGGGGACAGTGCGCCCGTCTTCGCCGCCGGGGCCCTCGAGGTCACCGTCGCCTGATGGCCGACCAAAAGATCACCGAGCTGACCGCCGTCAGCGCCGTCACCACGGATGATCTCGTGGTGCTGGTGGACGATCCGGCCGGGACGCCGGTGACGAAACGGGCGACGGCGGCCCTGCTCCTCGATACCCGGGTGATCGACCGCTCGCGCCCGAACATCACCGTCACGAATACGGCGACGGAGACGGATGTCTACACGGTGACGATCCCGGCCAACACCCTTGGCACGACCGGGCGCGTGCGGCTCGAACTCCTCGGGGCCAAGCTCAAGAACGGCGGCGGCGCCGACGCCCACACCATGAAGGTCTATTACGGGGCGACGAACATCATCAGCGCGCTCGGCCTGTCCGCCGTGTCGGACGATAGCACCACCCTGAAGTCGGTGCGCCTCATCGTCGACCTGTCCGCGAACGGGGCGACGAACGCGCAAATCTGCCACGCCACCATCTACTCCCAGACGAACAACACGGGCGCCTCGGCCTTCGTCTCCCGGCGCGGGACGGCGACGGAAGACTCCACCGCGTCAAAGGTGCTGAAAGTCTCGTGGACGCAGGGGGCGACGGCGCTCCACGCCTATACGTCTGAGCAGGGCATCGTCTACCTCGTGTAGGGCGCCATGGCGCGGCTACTGAAAGAGGACGGCGGCGGGCTCCTCCTCGAAACCGGCGGGGCCCTCTTGCTGGACGGCGTCGTCGAGCCCGCCGCCCTCGCCGGCAGTGTCACCCTCACGATCACGGCGAGCGGGGCGTTGCTGGAGCCGCCCGGCTCCCTCGGCCCCGCGTCCGCCGCCGTCGCCTTCACGGCCAGCGGCACGCTCGGCACGGCGCCGCAGCTCCTCGGGCACTGGGTCGCGGCCGATGCGTTGGGCGCCGGGACGACGCTCCCCGACCGCTCGGCCTCGCTGGCGCACGGGACGCTGACGGGGGGCTGCACCTGGGGCACGGTGGCCGGCGAGCCGGCCCTCCGCTGCCCCGCCAGCGATTACGCCTCCGTGCCCGACCATGCCCGCTGGACCCTCGGCAGCACGTTTACCCTCGTCGTGCGGCTCGCCTTCCACGTCACGAGCGGCCAGCCGGGCTGGCTGTCGCATAGCCAGGGCAGCGGCTACACGACGAAGTGGGCCGCAGAGTACAACTTCATGTCGGCGGGGAAGACGAACCTCTACTGGTACAACGCCGCCGTCGGGGAGCGGAGCCCGGCCGGCGCGGCGTGGACGCCCACCGTGGACACGCCCGTCAGCCTCGCCATTCGCCGGAACGGCGATGCGTGGGACTTCGCCCGCGACGGCGCGCTCGACGGGAGCGCGACGGCCAGCGGCGCGTTCGCGGATGCGTCCGCCCCGCTGCGGATCGGCTGGGGCGGCGAGTCCTACTTCGATTCGGATGTGAGCATCATCACGCTCCGCATCTACGGCAACGCGCTGACCGACGCCGAGCTGTTCGCCGCGATGCTCGAGGACGCGGGCGGCGGCACCGGGAGCGATGCGCTGGCCGGCGCGGCCACCGTGGCGTTCAGCGCGACGGGCACCTTCCAGGGGGCGCCGAGCGCGGCCCTGGCGGGCGCCGCCATCCTCGCGTTCGACGGCGTGGGCACCCTCGTGCCGCCCGTGCCCGCGCTCGCCGGCACCGCCGCGCTCGCCCTGACTGCCGCCGCCACCCTCGGCACGCCAACCGCGCATCTCGCGGCCCGCGCGGCCGTGCGCTACACGGCCGCCGCCGCCCTCACCGTCGGCGCCGGGGCCGCCTTCCCGCCCGTGCGCGACCAGCGGATTCAGCGGCCCGTCGGACGCGTGGAGCGGGTCTGATGCCGACACCCGTTCCCGGCGTCCTCCGGTTCGACATCGACTGCTCGCTCGACACGCCGGCGGACGGCTGGACCGCCGAGGTGGCGGGCGCGGAGCTCATGCTGGTGCCCGACGATGACGCCGTCTACCAGCTGCCCATGGGGTTCCTGGATGCGTCGGGCAACGAGGTGCTCGCCCAGCAAGTGACCCACGGCAGCATCATCGACCGGCGGCTCGTGGGCCGCGTGGACGAGCGCCGCACGTATATCCGGGGCGTCGATGCGCTGGCCGATACGTTCGACCTCCAGCGCGCCATCCGCTACGTGCCCGGCACGCTCCTGCCCGGCACGCCGGCGCCCACCGAACCGGGCATCGAGATCAAGGTCGGGACGTGGACGGCGGCGGGGATTGCCGAGGATCTGGTGACCGGCACCGGGTTCAGCCTGTCGTGGGAGGTCCGCGACTACACGCTGCGCGAGACCTTCGACGCCAGCGGCACGCTCTACGACCTCTTGCGCCGGCTCGTCGAGCCCTGGAGTCAGGTCGCGCCGCTGGGCGTCGATATCACGGCCGAGGGCACGCGCATCCGCATCCGGCCGCGCCTGCTCCATCCGCCGGCCGATCTCACGATGACCGTCGCGGACGCCCGGCTCGTCGAGTTGACGCTCGGCCCGCGGCGGCGCCTGCCGCTCATCGGCACCGTCATCCTCGAAGGACGGCCCGAGGGCTGGCAGTTCGAGCCGAGCGATCCGCCCGAGGTCTCGTCATCGACCGTCGTTGTCCCGTACTCCATTCCCACGTATGACCTTGCGGGCACCCTCATCGCGCAAGTGGACGGGGAACGGACGTTCCGCGAACCGGATCATCTCCTGCTCAAGCACGTGCAGCGCGAGCACCAGGCCCACCCGTCCGGCGGGCTCATCCAGGTGAAGGAGTCCGTGACGGAGACGACGTATGAGCCCTCGAGCTACGGCCCCGCGGGGCCGCTGACGCAGCCGCTCCCGCTGGCGGCGGTGACGACGATCAAGACGCTCGTCGAGGTGCCCGGCCCGCCGCCCTACAAGACGCTGGGGCAGACCGCGCGCGAGGAGGTGGCCTGGAAGTACGACGCGCGGCGCTTCCTCGCGGGCACGACGACCAAGCGCTTCAAGCGGAAGGAGACCAAGAGCGGCACGCCACCCACAACCACCGTCACGTTTCCTGAGGCCGAGCGGATCGAGGAGGTGCGCACGGAGAAGCTCCCCGGCTGGCTCGAGGTGGCGACCACGCGCACCACGTTCGATCCCGCCACCGGCAAGGCCACCGGGTCCACCACGCTCCAGGCGCAGGACCAGGCCGGCTTCCCGCCGGGCGGTCCGCGGCGCCCCGGCGGGTTCGACGGCGGCGGGGGCGGCGGGACGAATCCGGGCCGCATCATGGAAGTCATCTCGACGGACCCGACCGCCATCCCGATCCGCTACAGTAACGGCAACCTCACGCAGGACGATCTCGACTTCCTCATGGGCCAGTACCGCACGGCGAGCGGGCTCGTCGAGTACCGGCTGAGCGGCCAGGGTCCGGCCCTGCCCGACGTGACGAAGGGCAGCACGATTCACCTGACCGGATACCTCGACGCGCTGGGCACGCCGATCCCGCTGGACCCGGCGCAGATCCGCCGCATCGCCTTCACGTATGTCGATGGCCGCGACGGCGGGGAGTTCACCTGTTCCTTCGAGGCCGTCTTCTATCGCGAGGAGGCGCCGTAGGCGTGGCGAATCTCTATGACGTGCTGGTGCACCTGATGGCGAAGCCGCAGCGCCGGCCCGGCGCGGGCGGCGCCGATGCGCTCTACCAGCCGGGCACCGTGCTCGCCATCAACGCGGACGGGACGTATGTCGTGGATCTGAACGGCACGCGGGTGACCGCGAATCCCGAGACGGATTACCCGCACACGGTCGGGCAGCGCGTGAACGTCTCCGAGGTGCGGAACGGGAAACCCGTCATCCACGGGCCGCGCTGATGGCCGATCCGTTCTGGGAGCGGTTCTGTACGCCGCTCGCGGAGCGCATCCTCGCCGTCATCCGCCACGGGGGCGGGCCCGCCGCGGACGCGCCCTACATCCTCGAGGAACCGATCGCCGGCGTGCAGCCCGATGGCCGCTACGTCGTCGGCGGCGACGTGCTGCCGACGAAGGGCACGGCGACACTCACGGTCGGCCAGCGCGTGCATGTCCTCTGGCGCCGTGGCCGGCGCGAAATCATCCTCACGCACCAGTGGCAACGGGCGCAGGGGGGAGGGCATCCGCCGGGTAGCCAGGGGCGCGTCGAGGAGCTGCTCCTCGCCGAGGTCAGCGCGGGCGTCTGGGATGTCGTCTTCCGCAACGATCAGCAGGCGCAGCGGCTCAACCTCCAGGGCCTCATCAACGCCGATCGCGTCGCGGGCGATCTCACGACCGGTCCCTTCCGGGTCGGCTGGGGGCAGCCCGGCGCGGACAATCAGTTCTATGTGCTCGCCGCGCGCTCCGTGGCCGGCGACGGCATCGCCGGCACGCTGGGCAATGGCAGCTACCGCCCGCGTATCTACGTGTTCCGGCTCTCGCGCCCGGTGGGCGAGCCGGCGGGCGGCGACGCCATCTCCGCGACCCACGTCCAGACCATCGATCCGGTCGCCTGGGCGATGCCGGGCAAGTTCAACGCGCAGACCTACACCTACAGCTCCGCGGGCTCCACCCTCATCGCGGACGTGCCGCACCGGTGGCCCTACGCGGAGAACGGGCGTGAATTCGCGGTCATCCTCGAACCCGACGCCGTGACCCTCATCGGGGCCGTTCAGGTCCGCATCGCGTATGCCACGACGCTGCCCTTCTTCGGTGACGATAGCTACGTCTACCTCGTGGCCGTGCGCACCGATGCGGCGGCGATCCTGTGGGAAGCGCCGACGACGGACGAATACCGCGCGCCATTCAACTTCATCCACGAGGTGCTCATCGGTCTCGTCCGCCAGCAGCAGCGGCTCCTGTTTGGCACCTGGAGCCTCGTGGAATGGACGGGGACACAGCGCCGCGTCGCCGTGAATTGGAGCTATCTGAAGCACACGGGGGGCGTCGGCGGCATCAGCACGCCGACGATCCAGGATCAGCGCTACGGCACCTTCCTCGAGACCGGCACGCTCGCGACGCGGCAGACCATCGAGCCCTGGTATGCCACCACGCTGCCGGGCGCCCACGTCGGGCAGCGCGGCGTCCGCTGGCTCTACCGCCCGGCGAGTCCGCGCCGGGTGCTCTACCACCACGTCCTCGCGACGAGCGTCACGGTGTCCCCCCCGGGCGTCCTGGCGACGATGCAGCTCCGCGTCTACGACCCCACGACCAACGCCAGCGTCGTGGCAGCGCAGCAGACGGGCGTCGATTCCGGCGATAACGCCCTGCTCTATCGCGGCGCCGCGGTGCAGTACCTCGGCGACGACCTGCTCTATGCCATCGCGGAGGACAGCGCCGTGGGGCCGACGATCTGGCCGCCCGCCGATCAGCGCGAGCAGTTCGTCGTGTCGCCGGCCGCGCCCAATCTGGACCCGGCGGCCCTCCTGGCCGAGGACCCCGCGCACGTGGACGAGGGCGAGCTCGCCGACTGGCCGGCGGGCATCACCCCGCCCGACCCCATCGAGGTGGGCAGCGTGGGGGGCGCGGGCGCGCTCCGTCTCGCGTATCACGCGGTGGGGCCGGCGTGATACGTTCACGCTCCGCAGAGGGGCGGCGCGCAGTCCGCGCAGAATCGGCGCGGACAGTTCCATTTCGTCGAAGAGGCGTGAGAGGAGCCGGCCCCTGCAGCTCCGGCGGGCCGGCGCAATCCTTCGGGGAAAGGGGATGTTAGTACGAGCGCACCATGTCGTGGCCGCGGCTGTCGAGGCACTTGGAGAACGCATAGCGCGCCTCCGGCAGTCCGAACATCTTCACCTTCCCGAATTCCGGGATATGGGCGTCGAAGTGGCTGTCGAGGGTCCGGGCCTGGGTCCGACACTCGGCCACGTCGTTCGCCCAAGCCGTCCGCTGCACGCGCGCGCGCGCCGCCGCCGGCTGCAGGCGTGCCAACTGGGTCTCCATCATGTAGCCAACGCTCCCCATCCGATCCGAGGGAATGCTGGTCACCTCGTCCGTGACGTGCACGTGCCCCTGGGCGTCGGTCCAGCGAAAGAGCACCTGCGCCTCTGCCGCGGCCCCCGTCCACACGATCCCGACCAGCATCAGCAGTCCTACGACAGCGCGCTTCATCCCCGTCCTCCTTGCGAGTATCGGTGTGTCCGGGGGTGGGATACGCAAGCGTCAGGCCAGGGGCGGCCGCATGTGATTACGCAGGCTTAGCGCCGCTGGACAGGGACCAGTCGCCACGAAATGGGGCGCGCGGTGACGAAAAGGGGCGTGGGCGCCTCTATGACAGCGGCGGCGAGGTGAGGATACATGGGTTGACATGGAATACATCCGGGCGTACCGTCCGAGGCCCATGCTGAAGAGCCGGAGCCCTCCCCGACGTGCCCTGCCGCCCCGCTGTCATTCACGACCAGGCCTGTCCACGACCAGGGTCGGCCACGCCGCACGAGGCCTCGATGCCGACCGGTCACCACCCACAGGAGCATGATCGATGTCACGGAGCTTTGCGTCGTATCAGGACCTCATCACCGCCCTCAAGGCCGAGCACAGCATCCCCGAAGTCAACCTCACGCCCGCGCTCGCCGCCGACATCCTGGCCCACGATCCGGTGAACCGCGATCTCCGCAAGGGCCACGTGGAGAAGCTCAAGCGCGAGATCCTCTCCGGCAACTGGGACGCCCGGAAGTCCCCGCCGCTCCGGTTCCTGCCGAACGATCGCCTCGCGGACGGGCAGCACCGCTGCCGCGCCGCGATCGAGGCCGACGTCGCCATCACCGTCACGATCGTCACCATCGCCGACACGCTGGGCCTTGACCAGGGCGCGGGCCGGACGCTGGCCGACCAGCTCGCCATCCACGTCCCGGCCCTCTTCACGAGCAAACAGGAGCGCGATCTGGCCGCCACGGTCACGAAGGCCATCTGTCGCACCGCCGGGCCGACGGATCGTGAGCTGATCGCCTTCTTCGACACGCACCGGGACTTCATCCTCACCTGCGTCCGCAAGCCGCTCGAGTGGCTCGGCGACAAGGAGGTCTCCGTCGTGGCCGTGTTCAAGCCCGCGCTGCTCGCCGTGGCCCGGGCGCAGGAGATCATGCTCCACGAGGAGCCCGAGGCCGAGGTGGACGAGCTTCTGCTGGACGCGGTCAACGCCGGGGCCACGGCGCCCGATGGCTCGGCCCGGCAGATGTACGCCAAGCAGATCTGGGATCAGATGCAGACCGCCCACACGAAGCGCGGCGCCAAGATCAAGGACGTGGTGAAGTGGACCCGCAACGCGCTCCGGTACAAGCGCGCGGGAGGCTCGGTGAAGAACGCAATCATCGCCCGCTTTCCTGGCGAGAGCCGCCGGAAGAAGAAGGCGGCCTAACGTATGACCGAGGCGACGACGGGCAACGAGGGCACGAACGCTGGAGCCACCGTTGTCCGTCGTCCGCCACCCGCGGGTCCACATACGTGCGGCGCGACGAACTGGCGATGGAGTGATGACCGGTGGCGGTGCCGTTCCTGCTTGCGCGATGCGGTCCGACGACAGCGCGGCTTCCGTGGAAAGGATAACAGGGCGGATAACGCCGCCGTCCCGGGAAAGCAACGCGGTCCATGCCGGACATGTGGTCTCCCGCGAGCACAGTGGAAGGGCCAAAAGAATTGTCCACAGTGCAGGAAGGTCATCCACGCACGACTTGGTCGACGTCGGTACGCCGAACTTGAAGGCGAGACCTATACCGACTTGGTGATCGCGCGACTCCCGCCAGATGAAGTAGCGAACCTCTTTGAGCGCGCTCGTCGCCGATGGACGTCGCGCATAGCTCCGTCATGTCTCTTCCCGACGATCAAGGCCGCCCTCGATGAGCGCTTGATCCGCGAGGGCCACGCCCGCAACGTGCCCCTGCTCGAGGCCCTCGCCGCGGTGCCCCCGGAGGAGCAGCGCGAGTTCTACGAGCGCGCAGTGGTCAACCTGGCGGACGCGAAGCGCTGGGCGAGCCTGCCGCGCTGGCAGCGCCCCATGATGGCGGGCACGGAGCAGGACCGGACGCTCTGGAAGCTCTTCATGGTGTATCGCCTCTCCATGGAGGCGCACCTCACTCCGTCTCCCCACTGGACCGCCGTCGGGATCGGCCACGAGATGATCCAGGTCGCGGCGATGCTCCGAGCCTTGAAGGACCATGCCCGGTTCTCGGAGATCGTCCACGAGTACGGCGCCGCGCTCTCGCACGGTCAGGAGCTCGGCGATCGCGCGCGGCCGCCCTGGGCGCGCTAGGGCGGCGGCTCGAGGGTGCCGAGCGCGATCCCCGCCTTTGTCAGGAACGCCAAGGCCAGCCCCCCGCCGCGCTGACGAGCGGCGCGCTCGAGCTGGGCATGCAGGCGGGTCACGTGATCGATGTAGACCGCATAGTGGATGCCGCGGCGCTTGGAGAAAAAGTCGAGTCGGGCCTTCGTCGCCTCTGGTACCGATCGGATGTTGATCGTCGTCATCCCGGGCTTCGTGGGGCGGGGCTTACTCATGCCACCACGGTATGCACTGCCGCCATGGGTGGTCAAGTTTACCCGGGGAGATCAAGCCACTCCATCCAATCTCACAGTGTCACCTGGGGATACGCCCGGCGTCAAGTCGGGAGAATCTGCCCGGGGGGATTTCCGATAGCGCGGACTGAACCGTGATTCGTCATATAACGTTACCGCGCCCCTTGACGTCTCCCGCGCCAGCGCCCAACAGTGGAGGCCATGCTCATCACGTTCCAGGCGCAGTGCACCTTCGCCGACGGAGGTGTCTACATGCCCCGCCCTCGGCGTCCCCTCACTGGCCCCGCGGCCTTCGCCGCGACTCGCTTCAAACACTGGCGCGAGCGCACCCTGCACATGCGGCAGGACGAGCTCGCCAAGATCCTCGGCTGCAGCCAGTCGCGCATCAGCCTGATCGAGCGCGGCAAGCGCGTCCCCGACGACGCCTTCTTCGCCCAGCTCCAGAAGCTCTGGGGCGTGCCGCGCCGCGCGTTCTTCGGCACGGGCGACGGCCAGCCATGAGCCCTGCCCGTAGTGCCACCGTCGTCGGCCGCCCGCGCACGCGCGCGGACTGGCAGACCGAGCGGGCCATGCTGGACGACGTCGCGGAGAAGGCCGACGCGCTCGACGCGGCCGTGCGTCGGCTCCTCGCGTGGCGCAAGCGGCTCGGCAGCGCGGACCGGCGCTTCGGCGCGCCCCCGATCAAGGAGGTGTCCCCATGACTGGTGCTCGCCATCTCGACCAAGCCCACGGCCCGAGCGCGGACACGACCGCCCAGAACGAACGCGTGCTCGAGCGCCGCGTTGCCGTGGCCGCCAGCATCTGGCTCGGCGAGAAGTCCGAGAAGAACCTTCATGCCCTGGAGCACATGGTGGAGACGTGGCGCAGCTTCGTGCGGCAGCGGGAGTGCCCGTGAATCTGATGGGCTGGCTCGACCGGGACGGGCGATGACCGAGCGGTGGATGTCGCCGCTGCAGCGCGCGGTCCGTGTGCTGCAGGCCCGGCTCGCGGAGCTCGAGACCCGCCTCCCGCACGACGGCTCCGTGTGGGCCGACTACCTCGCCACGCTCCGCGAATACCGGGAGACGCGGGCCATGCTGGCCCCGGGTGAGCCCGTCACGCGGCGCGAGCTGGGGCAGCGGTTCAAGCGGGGGACGGACGCGTCGTGATCATCCCCATGAAGGCGTCCACGGTCGGGTTGAGGACATGCGTGTAGCGTTGCATCGACGCATCGCTCAGCCACCCACCCATCGCCTTCAGCGTGGCGCTGTTCGCCCCCGCGTTGACGGCGACGGTGGGGCCGTGGTGCCGCAGGTCGTGGAAGGTGAACCCCGCGAGGCCGCAGGCGCGGGCCGCCTTGCGCCAGCAGCGGCTGATGTGGACGCGGGAGTATGGCTCGCCGGATTGCGCGTTCGGGAACACCCAGCTAGGATGCGGGCTGATCAGGAGCGCCCGCGTGACGAGGGTGACGGCCTCGTCGCTGAGCCGGACCACGCGCGGCCGGGGCTTGCGTCCCTTGGTCCGCGGCAACAGAATGACGCGGGCCGGCAGATGGATCATCTCCCGCCGCAGGGTGCGGACCTCGGTGAGCCGCATGATGCCCAGCATCGCGAGGGCGGCGATCAGCGCGAACCGCTCCCCGCACATGGCGCTCAGGAGCGGGAACACCTCGGCCCGCTGCTCGGGCGTCAGCATCCGCACGCGCGTCAGATCCTCGGCCGGGAAGAGCTCGGCGGGCACCTTGAGGTCGGGCCGCGCCTTGCGGAGCATGGCGCGGAACACGCGGAGGTCGCGGACGATCGTGTTCGGCTTGATGCCGGCCCGCTCGCGCGCCCCCACGTAGGCGCTGACATCCTCGAGGATCAGCGCGCCCAGCGGCTTCGCGGCGATCTCCGGGAGGAGCGCCCGGAGCGCGCCCCGGACTTGCTCGGCGCGGCGGCCGTCCTTGCGCCGCCCCTCGAGGTCGAGCACGTAGTGGCGCAAGCCATCGTCGACGGTGGCTTCGGGGTCTTCGGGCGCGGGGCGCGTGTCGACGACATCGCCGGCCCGCAGGCGCTTCTCGATCTCCAAGGCGGCCTCGAGCGTGGCCGCGATCTTGGAGACGCGCTGGCCCGCGACTTGGACTTGCACACGGTAGCGCACACGGCCGTTCGGCAGCCGCTCGTGCCGGATGCCGGGATGGCCGACGACGGGGGAAGAGCGCTGGCTGGTGCGGCGCCGGTCCGGCATCGCTCAGGCGTCCGTCGGGATGGAGACCCGGATGCGCTCGCCCCGCGCATTCTTCGCGATGCTCGTCTGGGCGGCGAGGGCCTCGGCGCGCTCGAATCCGACCCATCGACCCGTGAAGTAGTCCAGGCCGCGGTTGGCCAGTTCGTCGCGCACCAGCCGGGCAAGGTCCACCTCGCCGCGTGCGGCGGCCACCAGCGCCGCCGTGGGGAAGAGCTGCAGGTAGTTGCGGGTGGCGGTTTCGGGCGTCTCACTTGCGACGTTCTCTTCTGTCCGCATCTCGTCGGGCCCTCCTATGACCCGTGTGCATCATACCATGACCGTGTGCATCGTGTGTGCAGTTTTTAGGGATCGTGTGCGGCGGTCGGAGCGGGGCGGATGGCGCAACTACCTGATTTTGCGGCCTGGCCCCAGCGGGAATCGAACCCGCGTCTCGGCCTTGAGAGGACCCCGTCCCTTCTATATCGACGCGGACCTAGCGAGCGGCCCTGTGCGCTACGTGTGCATCTGACTCAGGGGGGCGAACGCGGGAGACGCCATGAGCACTGACGGCTACTCGGTCCAGCTCTGCCGGGCCACGGGGGCGCTCCTCCTCGTGGCGGGCGATCGCACGGTGCCGGGCTACGACCTCGTGGCGTGGACGGCGGGTCGGCGCGCGGACGGCGAGCAGGCCCTCGCCGAGGTGAAGGCCCGGATCTGCGGCCAGAAGCTCCCGCGCGGCGTGCGCATGTGGTGCCGCCTCGCGACGGGCCACCCGGGGGCCTGCCAGTGACGGCCGGGGCTCCGTGCCAGTGCAACACCGCCGAGCCGCCGTGTCTCGCCTACCGCGCCACGCGCAGCGTCGGGCGCTACGTCGCGCTGTTCTGCGAGACGTGCGGGCACGTGCGTGCCTGCCACGCGCCCGAGGAGGAGGAGGACATATGACGACGGACACGCTCGCGGTCGTGCGCGAGGCGATGGCGCTCGGCCCGCAGCAGATCGATCTCATCAAGCGGACGGTCGCCAAGGGGGCCACCGACGATGAGCTCGCCCTCTTCCTCCAAATCTGTCGGCGCACGGGGCTCGATCCCTTCGTGCGCCAGATTTACGCGATTCGCCGGTGGGACGGCCGCGAGAACCGCGAGGTGCTGCAGACCCAGGTCTCGATCGACGGCGCCCGGCTCATCGCGGAGCGCAGCACGAAGTATGCGGGGCAGCTGGGCCCGCAGTGGTGCGGCCCGGACGGCGTCTGGACCGATGTCTGGCTTGCGGAGGGACCGCCGGCCGCCGCCCGGGTCGGCGTGCTGCGCGTGGACTTCACGGCGCCGCTCTGGGCCGTCGCGCGCTGGACCTCGTACGTGCAGACGACGAAGACCGGCGGGCCCACGGTCATGTGGGCGAGGATGCCGGACCTCATGCTCGCGAAGTGCGCCGAGATGCTCGCGCTCCGCAAGGCCTTCCCCCACGAGCTGTCGGGCCTCTACGCCGCCGAGGAGATGGCCCAGGCCGACACGGGCGAGTTGCCGCCGCCCTCGGCCGATGGTGCCTCAGCCGCTCCCCCACCGGCGCCCGACGTGGAGAGCCGCCCGCAGGACGTGCGCGACGAGCTGAACGCGCTGATCGCGCGGCTGCGCGTGCGGTGGGTCGAGCTGAAGACCTCCCCGACCCTCCAGCGCAAACAGTGGGAGCAGCACGTCGCCGGCGCGCCGTTCCTCGCCGCCGACGGCGCCACCATCGACGGGCTCTGGACGCTGCTCCAGAGTCTCGGGGTCAGCCGGTGAGCGACGCTGTCCCCCCGGCGATGATCGCGGGCATCCTCGCCGCCCAGGCCGCACTCACGGCCGGGCGGGGCGAGCCCTACGAGTCGGGCGTCCTGGTGGACGACCGCGCCGATCCCTGGTTCGCGGAGCACCCGCCGTGCGGCGGCTGTCCGCACGCGCCGTACACGCACGCGCACCAGCGGTGGCGGCAGCCCGGCGCGAAGACGCACGCCGACCTCCCGGACCCGTGGCTCGCGCCCGCCTTCAAGGCGGCGCATCCGGGGCTGGGGCGCGGGGCGCTCGCGCTCGCGTGGCTGGTGGAGACGTTCGGAGACCACGACGTGGTGCTCGTGCAGCACCTCGCCGCGGCGCTCCGGGCCGCCGACCAGTAAATGCGCTACCTCTCCCTCTTCGCCGGGATCGGAGGGTTTGACCTTGGACTCGAGCGCTCCGGACACGTCTGCATCGGACAGGTCGAGATCGACCCTTTCTGCACCCGCGTCCTCGAGCGGCGATGGCCTGCCGTTCCGCGATATGGAGACGTTCGCTCTTGGCTCCCATGCGGGAGCGGCGACGAGACGCAGGCGCCGGCATGACGCGCTATCCCTACGTGGCCTGCGGAACCGATGGACGGCGTCTTGGCTACATCGTCTGTCGGCATGTCGAGGACGGCGCGACGGTCGCCCACATCGTCGGGGCGACCCGGCGCGAACTGGGCGAAGTCTTCTGTGATAGCCCCGACGAGCACGACATCGCCATCCTCCGAGTGATCTGTGAGGGGTGCTGTCTGCGCGCGGGGTGGCTCAAGGCGATCGGCTGATGACCACGGGCTACTCCGTGCAGATGTGCCGGAAGTCCGGCGCGTTGCTGCTGGTGGCGGGCCATCACGAGATCGACGGCTACGTGATGGTCCGCTGGACGGCCGGGCGCAAGGCCGACGGCGAGCAGATCCTCCGCGCGCGCGCCGTCATGACCCGCCCGACCGGGCCGTACAACGCACCCTGGCCGCCTGAGCAGGCGCAGGCCGCATGAGCCTGCGCGATTACCTGTTCTACGCGGCGTGGCTGGAGGAGACGTTTCGCGGGCGATGATCACGTTCTTCTGTCCGGGCATCCCGAAGGCGAGCCAGACGGGGTCCGTGGTGCGGCGTCCTGATGGCCGGGCCTTCCCGTTGCGCCGCAACACCGCGTGGGGCGACTACGTGGCCGTCGTGGCCCGCGAGCATGCGCCGATGCGGCCCCTCATCGGGCCGCTCGTCCTCGACCTCGTCTACACGTTCCCGCGGCCCCGCGCGGTCTCGCCACGCCATCGTCCGGCGCCCTGCGTGCGGCCCGATGCTGAGAACCTGCTCAAACACCAGCTCGACGCGCTGAATGGCGTGCTCTGGAAGGATGACGCGCAGATCGTGGACCTTCGCGTGCGGAAGGTCTACGGGTCCAAGCCCGGCTTGACATTGACCGTCGCTACGCTGACCCAACCTGTCACCGCGCCAGGGGAGGCGCTATGGCCCGCATCAGAACCTTAAAGCCAGAGGCGATGCTCCACCGGAAGGTCGGCCGGCTGTCCGATCGTGCGTTCCGTCTGTGGGTCGCGATGCTGACGCAGGCCGACGATCATGGACGGCTCATCTTCGATCCGGACCAGTTTCGGGTGCTCGTGTGGGGATATCACGCCCGGGTCCGACCTGCGGACGTGGTCCAAGGCCTCGAGGAGGTGGTCTCTACAGGGTTGGTCCGTGGATACGCTGTGGATAACGGTGGACAACCTGTGGATAACGGTGGACAACCCGATTCGCCCCTTTACCTCGAGTTTCACTCCTGGCACGACCATCAGAAGGTCTCGCATCCAGCAAAATCGCGCCTTCCCGCGTGGACGGCCGCTGGCGCCGAGGCTTTCTCTAGAGCCCTCACGAGGATGCGCGAGGTTTCTAGAGGTCTCCAGAACCTTCCTCGAGGATCGATCTATCGATCTATCGATCTATCAAGACAGTCACGTGTGGATAACTCGGGCGCCCAGATGCCCGGTCGGACCCGGGTACAGGATCGGAGTTCTGGTGAACGGGATTCGACCGGCGACGAGGGCGATCCCCGAGGCCAACGCCCGGCGCGCCACGAAACCGCGCACCACGGCCCGAACCACGGCCACCGACCCCTAGCACCCGTGGTCGCCGGCCTCCTGGCCTCGCTCGCCACGCGGAGTGAGCGAGGACTTCAAAATGTTCCGCAGGAACACGTCGAACTCTGAGGGAGTCTGCGATGGACGACGAGACGCTCATGGTTGAGGTGGAACGCATTGCGGTCGAGATCGCGAACAAGTGGATCATCGTGGGACCGACGCCGGAGGAATCATGGATCATCTGGCGGCGCGTCTGCGAGCTGATCGGGATTGAGCGTGACCACGAAGCGCTGAAGACGAATATCGATGAGGACCTGTGGTGCCTTAAGGCACCACAGCTTGATGGGCAGCGACGAGAAGTCTTCTGTGTCCGCTTGGCTGATGGCCTACCGTGGGCGCTGATGCGTATTGATAGCAGTCGTACTGCGAAATCGGATCTCGTGCGCGGCATCCAGCGCAACTTGGCCCGCATCATCACCGAGATCCTCTTCAACACGGGCGACGGGCAGCAACCAGCCAGCAATCTCCGTGCTCTGTTCGGTGAGACCACCGGGTACACGTTGCCGTTGCGGTTCCAGGAACCGCACGTCGCACAGCCGCTCGATCCGCCCGATCTCGAGGGAGTCATCCGCGGCGAGACCGCAAGCCAGCTCGATGCCGTCAAGTACGCCATCGTCGAGGACATCGCGAAGGTGGTTCGCGGAGTCGTCGACAAGGCGACCGATAGGCTGATCTCCGACATCGATGACCTCGGGCACGATGTGCGCGGCGGGGACCGCCTGATCGCGGAGCGACTCAGCAAACTCATCGACGTACACGAGGACTTGCGGGCCAATCCCAAGAAGACCGAGAAGCGGGCGTGGCGGATGCTCCGCGACGCCTTTAATCGCCACAACGGCGAGTTGCCGTGTCTGTGCAATCGGCCCACGCGGCCACCGCGCGCGCGACGTGAGCCCCTGAACTACTGCCCGCGGCATCAGCAGGAGCTCTTCTGAGTTTCCGTGGATGTTGGTCGTGTGGTGCTCACGGGCCGTGCGAGGAATACTGCGAGTGTGCTAAGTGCGTTGATCCTGAAGGCTACGCGCAGTGGCGGGAAAACGACCCGGAAGGATATGACGCATGGCTCGAGCGGCAAGAACTGGATGAAGAAGAAGAATGCGACTGCCCGAGCTGCAAGGCGGAATGGTGAGTGAGCCCCTGCGACAACTGCGGCCGCCGGCGGACGGGCCGGTGCGTCCGCTGCGGCCGCTCGGCGTGTACCGCGTGCGACCAGTGCCCGCGGTGCTGGCGGGCCGTGCTGTGTCTGGCCTGTGCCGCCGCGGCGCCGCACCGCTGCGGCGAGGAGGTGGACCCATGACCATGCCCGCGTTCCTGCAACTGCTCGCGTTCGTGCTCGCGCTCGTGTCCTTCGCCCTGGCGGCGGCGAACGTGCCGGCCCGCTGGAACCTGATGGCCACCGGCCTGGCCGCCCTCACCGTGGGCCTGATCCTCGCCGGGTTGGCCGGCGTGCCGGTGCCGCGATGAGCCCGCCGCTGCACGCCGCCCTCGCCCGGGAGATTGCCGCCGGCTCCCTCGACGAGCTGGCCGGGCTCCTGAGCGCGTTCGTGCAGGCGCTCGAGTGCCGGGTCGGTCCGGAGCGGGCGCTCTACGTGCGCGTCGCGGCGGCCGGGCTGCACCACGAGCTCGAGCGGGCCCGGGGCATCCCGCGCCCGCCCGTCGTCCTCGAGCGCCAGGCCGCGCCGCCCGCGCGGGAGCTGCGGTGACCGCCGGGCATCGCCTGGCACCGGGCTGCGGGTGTCTGCTCGAAATCCGCCGCGCGCGGTGGCGGCGCGTCCGCACGTGCGGGGCCCACACGACGATCCGGCTGCGCACGCTGCGCCCCGGCGTGGTCGTGCCGCTGCGTCGCCCCCGGACCCCGCGATGACCCCGTGCGGCGAGGGCCTCGGGGCCGTGCTGGCATGGGGGGGCTGGCCGCTCACGGTCGGTCTGCTCATGCTCGCTGGCCTCACGGGGTTCTGCATCGGGTCCCTGCTCACGCGCGCCGTGCCCTTCGACGATCCGCCCGACTGGGGGCGCTGAATGCCGACCGTCGCCGGTCTGTGCCTGGCCTGTCACGGGCCGCTCGGCCCGTCGGGGGGCGTCCGCTACCGCTCGCGTCCGCGGCTCTACTGCAGCCCGTCGTGCAAGCAGGCCGCGACCCGGATGCGGACCCGTGGGGTAGGCCCATCGGTACAGCTTCTGCGACGCCGGCGGCTGCACGCGGCCCTCTGGGCGGCGCTCCGGGACCGGAGAACGCCGGAAGAGGTGGGGAATCCAGACATGACCGATGCGGACTGGCGACGCTGATGCCGTACGCGCCCCCGCGCCCCTGCCGCGTCGCCCGCTGCCCCGAGCTGGTCACCGACGCCCGCCCCTGCCCCGTGCACGGCCCCGCGCGACGAACCTATCCGTCGGGCCGCAGCGTATGGAAAGAATACGGCGGGAGCTTCTGGCTGGGCCTGCGGCGGGCCGTGCTCGCCGAGGAACCGCTCTGCCGCGCGTGTCTCACGGTCGGGCGCCCGACGCTCGCGGTCGACGTGGATCACATCCGGCCGCGGCGCCTCGGCGGCAGCGACGAGCGCGCCAATCTGCAAGCGCTGTGTCGCGGCTGTCATACTCGCAAGACGATGCGCGAGCGCGCCGCCGCCCGGCGCGCCGCGGAGGAGGATCTGCATGGCGCCTGATCCGCAGCTGTTCCTGTCGCGCACCGCGGGCGGCACGTACCTGATCACGCAACTCCCGCCGATCGTCGAGAAGATCGTCGGCACGGATCGGCAGGACGTGTTCGCGCGCCCCGGCGAACCCGTGGACGTGCGGCATCTCTGTCCCGAGGCCATGCACGCGCTGTACAAGATCACGCTCGCCCCGCTCGAGATCATCCGCATCCGCCTCGGGATCGCGCCGCAGGCGGCGCGGCTCGTCGAGCCGCGGCCCTCGCGGGAGAGCGTGCGGGGGGCCGTCGCGTGTCGCGTCCGCTCCCGCGTCCTGGCCGATGCCCTCGCCGAGCGGCTCGAGGCAGACAACGGCCACGTCGATCCGCTCGAGCTCGTCGCGTGGGCGCAGGAGTATCGGCGGCTGCGGCGGCCCCCTGGGGGGATTTTTGGGCGCGACCGCCGCGACGCCAGAGCCGCGCAGC